AAAAATAAAGGTGTCTATGTCTAATTGTTGATTAGCCTGTGCTTTGGTTGCAAATAACTTTTCGCCGGCAATGGTTATAACTTGTGCCATGGTTTAATACTCCTGTTTAACATTAGCGACGGTAAATTCAGCATGGCTGTCCATCGTCATAAATCGGGTTGCTGGTAATAAATTGGTGTTAATTTTGGCAACGGTGTAATCGCTGTCGCCATCAAAGTTTTTAGGGTCCGCAGCTAGTGTTTGCTTGGCAATGGTTACGTACTCGTAACGGCGTGTTGTTCGGCCATACTGCCTACACAGTGCGCTAATTAGGTTTTGGCGCTCGCCTAAGTCTGCATCGAGTAGCTGAATACTTACTACATCCCAATCGGTTGTGCTCATGCGCTCATCTATGGTTACCCATGGCATACCTAGCTTTTCAAACATGCTTAGCCAGCCGTTTTTACTGCCTGCGCCTTTGGCAAATGGCAGCGCGTATTTAATACGGGTGCGATACATTAGCTCGGTTTCGTTGGGTATTTGCGTTATGTCGCGCTCCCATGCTAGCAAGTGCACAAGCTCTAGTTCGGCGGTCATTGGGTCGAGCTGCTTGGCTGGCCATGCGAGTATGTCGGCTACGCGTTGCCAGTAACAAATTGCGCCTTGGCGTAGTTTGTCTAGCTCGCTTTTTGGGCGGGCTAGCCAGTACGGCATTTTTGTTAGTGCTTGCCAGTTAATGTTCATTACGCATTACCATTATTTACGCTGAGGGTGGCTAAACGTGGCACGTTGTTTTGGCTGGTTATATCGCCTTGGCCCCAACTTAATGAGTCGATTCCGTCAAACTCGCGGTGCAGCTCTTGGCCTAAACGGCTAAAGCTAAAGCGGCTTGCGGGTAACGTTCGGGTTGCTGCGTAGTTGGTGTTTTCTCTAAATGCGCTGCGTATAAAGTTTTCAACGTTTGTTAGCAATGCAGTTACTTGGGTTTCGAGCAAGTAGCTGTGCGGGTAAACCGTTAGCTCAACATTTACGTTTACGCCTGGCATGGCGGCTACTAGTAAATCGTCGCCGTGGCCATGAAAACCTTTTTCCATTACGTATTCGTTTAAATCGCTAATAAGTGCGGTCGAGGGCTCGCCAGTGTCGAGTAATATAAATGCGTTGGCTGTGCCTGGTCCTCGCGGTGCATCATGTTCAAAAAATATGTTGTCGGTATTTAAGCCCGAGCGCGCGGTTAACATGGCGCGGTAAACTGCGTCAATGTGCCACGGGGCGGCGGCCGTAAATGCGTTACGTGTGCGTAGCTTTAAATCTTGGTTTGTTTCGGCGTCTGCGCCTAGTACGTCTAACCAGTCGTCGGCATTAATGGCGCTGCCAATACCGGTAACCGACTCGGGTAAAATATGGTAATACCCTGTGCCTAGGTTATAGGCCGCGCCTGCATGCTCTGCTATTACGGGCACTAATACGCTGGTTTGGTTTTCGGGTAATATTACGTCGTTAATGGTTAGCACACGGTAAACCGTGCCGTTTATGGCATCGGTTTGTATTACGGTACCGGCGCTAATTAATAGGCTTGGGCCTGCATTGGCGGCGCGGTTAAAACGCACTTTGCCCTGGGTGCGGGTTTCGCTTTTACGAGTTAGGTCGTGCTCCCACGCTTTGGCTTCAATAAAGTCGCTGTCGGTGGCGGTTTGCAAAAACAAGTTGGGGAGTATTTTTTCAATTAATACTTTGTTTACTATCCACGTTGCAGGCTTTGCCACAATGGCGCTAATCAGGCGCCAAAAATCTGAGTAAGGTGAATCGTTGGCTATAATGCTGCCTTGTGCATCTACCTCTTGCTTAAATAGGGTTTTCCACCCGTCTTCAGTTGTTGGAATGCCTGCGTTTTTTACAATGCGGGTAAAATCAATTATTGGGGTTTCATCAGCCATTTATTGTGCCTCTACTAATAACGATGAAATTTCACCGAATTGAATTGTTTGTGCGTACACCCACCACTGGCCTTTGTTAATGTCGCTTTGCTGAACTTGAACCGTGCCTGGCATAATTCGAACGTCGTCTTCTACCAATAGTTTTATTTTTGTTTGGGTGTCGTTAGTAACGCTGGTTCCTCGGTCGCTTACTAATAAGTTTGCAAGGCCGGTGTCTAAAATGGCGTGAACTATGTCTTGGGCTATTACGTCACGATCGGTTAAATACGTTGGGTTGTTGCCTGCATCTAATACCACATCGCCATTTAATATTTGTAAGTCGCGGTAAATACTCATGAGTGCATCTCAACAAAGTTCATGTAATTGGTTTCGCCTTTGGCTGGGTACACGTTAACCGTGCCAACACTGGTAGATTTTTGTTGATTCGCATTGCTTATTTGTTGGGTAATACCGCCGCGCTCAACTCTGCTTTTAACGGGTTCTATTGCGGCAATGCTAGGCAGGGTTGATGCTGAATTACTCTGCTCGGGCGCTTCAATACCTAACGATCCTTTTATACCCTCAAAGCTGGTGTCTATTTCAATGCCTGCTAAATCGGCCAATTGTTCTATAGCCCACAGTATTGGCGCAAATAACACTTCAACGGCTTTCCATGCGTATTCAAGGCCTGTAAGCAAAACGCTTACCCAGCTAATATCAGCAAAGCTTGCTTTTAGGTCATCCCAGTAATAAATCAGAGCGCCAACGGCAAGAATAGCGGCGGCTACTGCAGCCACAATTAAACCAATTGGGTTGGCGTACATCACAAGGTTTACCGCAAACATAACGGCTCTTAAGGCGCTTAACCCCGATGTAAGTGCGGCATTAACACCTGCCCATGCCATTGCGCCTACACCCCATGCAACCATGGCCATATTTGCTGCACCCATTATTAAAGTAAATAAACCGCCTGCAGCAACAAGGCCAAGTAACGCAACGGCGCCATAACCAATATATTTTGTTAGTGTTGGAAATTCTTCGGTAAAGGCCACTACGCCTGTCCCCATGTCGGCAATTAAGCCTACAAAATCGTTAAAAGCTGGGAGTATTGCTGAACCAAACGCAGCGCGAATAACAAACCAGCTTTGGCTTAGTCGCTCGCTTTGGTCGGTCATGCTCATTGCCATTTTTTCGGCTTGTTGCATGCCCGTAACATCACCTAGGTCATTTATTGATTTACCTAGGCCGTTAATGTCGTTCATGAGTAATTTTATAGTGCCAACTGCTTCGGCTGATCCAAATGCCTTTTTAAGTTCGTCGCCTTCGGCTACGTCTATGGTTTCGCCGTACTTGCCTTTAATTTGGTTTAGTATGTCAACCATTGGCAACATGGCGCCTTGGCTGTCGGTAAAGCTTAAATTAAGGGCGTCTTGTGCTTTACCTACTCCCGCTAAAAACGATTTATATTTTGTACCAGCTTCACTGCCCGACATAGTCGCTTGCAATGTACCGAGTATGGCCATTTGCTCGTTCATACCAATTCCGGCGCTTGTTGCTTCAGCACCAATTGATGTAAACGCCGATGACATTTCGCTACCCGTTGTTTTAAACGCTTGTACGGCTGTGGCCGTCATCCCTGTTAGCTGCTCAACCCACTGACTTTTGCCCATGTCATTGGCTTGGTTTTTAAAAATGCCATACATGGTGCCCATGTAATTGGTAATAGTGCCTGCGTCGGCTTTGGTGGCTGCGGCCAGTACGTTGCTCGATAGCGTAAACGCTGATAGGTCGTTGTCGTTTAATCCTGCTATGGCGCTTTGTATGTCGTAGCTTGATTTAACAAATTCGGTAGACGATTTGCCGTACTTAAGGGCAAATTCGTATGATGTATCGGTTAGTTGTTTTAATGCTGATTCGCGCACGCCTAGCGATTTAACCTCGCCTAATGCGCGGTCCATTTCTATGGCTGGCATGAGTGCGTTTTGTAGTGCATAACCACTGGCGGCAATACCCGCAACGCCCGACGCCATTTTCATGGTGCCGCGTTGGTAGTCGTTGGTTAACCCATTTAAGCTATTGCTTACTTTGGCAATAGGCTTTGTTATTTGGTCAATCATGCCAACGGTAAACATTAGCGGTTGCGGTAAACTCATTTACTTGCCCCCAAAGGCCTTGCACACAGCATTGGTTATTATGTTTTCTAGGTTTTCGCGCTGGTTTTTATACAGCCAACCAGCGCGGGCTAGGTTTTGCTCGTCGTCTTGCTCATGTGGCAAAAAATGACGGCGTAAAATAAACAGTTGTTCAAGCTGATTCGAGTCGATTGAATCAATCAGCCCTTCTATTTTTTTACGGTAATTTCCAGCACTGGCGAAAACTCAGATTTAAGCGTTGACGCAATTTGCAGCTCAGAACCTGGTGAGCTTTCAAGTACCTTTTTAAGATCAGGTTTTTGCTTGTCGTCAATAGTGCGCATTACCATGTTGTGTGACGCTGCGGTCATTGAGCCGCCGCGTGCTACTAGGTCTACAAAGTCGCTGTGATCTTGCACTGTCATGTTAAAAGTAAAATCAGTACCGGCGATAGTTAATGTAATTTCTTGTTTCATGGGTTAATCCTTAGATTTGGTTAATAGTCTTTCGAGTGTGTCAAATCCGTTTTGTAATTGGCGCTCCATGCGTTCGGTTAATTTGTCAAAATCGGTTTTAGTGGCGTAGGTTTCGGCTACATGTGTTTTATGATCGCTTAGCTCTTTGGCCGTATCTTTATTTGCTCGGCTTATCGCCACAATAATGGGCACTAATACACTTAAAATTAATGCGGCTGTTGATATTGCAACCATGATCCACTGTGTCATTTTGCTACTCCTTGCCCTGCCGTTTTTTGCATTAGGTTCATTAATTTGTCTTTATCGTTTGAGCTTTTAGTAGCGCTTAACCAAAATGCTGCGGCATTGGCCAGTAGCACAAATAAATTACCCACTAAGTACACTATTAGGTCTCGGTTTCGCTCAATATCAGGGCCATAAAACAAAGCACCTAATACCGCTGAAAACAAAACAAACAACAAAATTGTGAGCGTTGACGGCATCCAATGATCTTTGTTGTTTGTTCGTGCATTTTGGCGGTCGTTTAAATCCGCCTTGTATTCTTCAAGTGCGATTTTTTGCAGCTCAATATTAGCCTGGCGTATCTGCTCACGTTCTTCGTGTGCCCACTGTTGCAACTTAAGCGCTGCATCAGGGTTGTTTTTTAGCTCAGCAGCCACCGCTTCTGGTGTGTTGTCTGTGCCTAAAGCACCTGCAATTTGGCTACCTATACTTACCGCTAAACCTACAGGGCCTGTTAATAATGGAGCGACCGCACCAGCGATACCGCCTACTGTGTCTGCAATTTTTTTCCATTCCATAATTAGTGCCCCTTATAAATTAACTACGCGGTGTAACCACCCGTATGTGTATTTTTCTTGGCTTTCGTCATTGGCGGCTATGTCAATACAAAAGCTAATGCGTTGCCCTCGAACTGCGCCAACCAATACATTTAAACCGTCATTTTTTCGGGCTGCAGCATAGCTATTTAACGCTGTGATTGTTCGGCTTCCGGTTATGCCATCAACGATTAAATCGGCGTAAAGGCTTTGGCATTTGTTAAGCACATTTAGCGCTTTTTGTAGTGCCTTGCCTGCACTTAACACACCTGAGTTAACCGCAAAATCAAACAGCTGCACTGTGAGTGTTTCGCTCAATTTGCTAACATCGCTCAGCTTTAACGGTGTCCAGTATTGTTGCTCGTAAATTAAAAATGCAGTTTGATAGGGCAAATCATACATAGCGCAGGTAAAGCCAAAATCACGCGCAACTGCTTTGGTAATACCGTACATGGTTTCACCGCCACGATCGGTTGGGTCATTTACATAACCGCCTTCGCGTTTTATTAACTCGCCTATCAATCTGATTTTTAATGCGTTCATTTTGCTACTCGCTTAACGATTGGCACGGTACACAACGCTGTACACCGGGTACTGCTTTGCGTCGTGCTTTTGGTATTGAGTCGCCGCAATCAATGCAATCCGTTGCACTGATAACGCGGCTGTTGTTAAGTCCTTTTAGGCGCTGATCAATAAACTGCTGATCGGCGCGTTCCTGTGCAATTACTAGGTGGTCTAGATAATCCATTTACTAACTACCTTATTGCACTATGTTTTCAATTTCTTCGCTGCGCAGGTACGGCACACCGTTAATTTTTACAAAGTCGGGGTCGGTTACATCAAACGGAATTTTAAACAGGCTGGCGCTGCCGCCTTTTTTGTCTATGTCTAAAATGTCGCTGAGCTTAATGCGGCAACCAAAGGCTTCTACTTTCATTTCGTCTTGGCTAGTTTTGGCGTAAAACATAATGTCGAACGGTTCCATACCACGCCACGAACCGGCACTTTTTGCGGCATCTGATATAAGCGCAAAGTTACTTGCGTTAACCGATAGTTCGCCGCTTGCTGCTACGTCGCCATCTACAAAGCCGTCTGGTACGCCACTTGTTTGGCTTACTGCACTGTTGTCGGTAATAGCGAGTGATGCTGTATCAACTTGGACCATAATGTCGCCCAAGTTCACGTTAAAATTCATTCCTGATAAACGCATGGTGAGTGCTCCTAGTTGTTGCTTAAATCAAGCAAAATGTTTACGGTAATTTCTTTTGGGCTGTTGTATGGGCGTAGCACCATGTAAATAACCACGCTTTTATTACTGGTCCATTCAATGGTTATGTCGCCTTCAACCGGTGGCTGTATTTCACCAGGGAACATAGTTCCTAAAATAGTGGTGCTTTTGCTCATTGCGCGTAGTGGGCGCATAAAATACGCTTTGTTTAGCTCAATACTGTTTGGCGTTGAGTTAAGGGCGCGATTGGCAACACGGCGAATGGCAAGTACGCGCACTTCGCGGCTGGCTTTATGCACTGGGCGTAAATGCTCAAGGTATTGGTAGTCGCCGCCTGTTGCGTCTAGCGTTTGGGCGTCGCTCCAATAGGTGCCTTCAAAATCGCTGTACCACTGCGGTACACTCATGCGGTTATTGGCTAGTGTTTCAAGTGTGGCTAATGATAGCGGGTCGCCGTTTGTATCAACCGGTGCTTCGCCTAACCCTAATACGCTACCTGTTGCTACGCGCATTGGGCTGTCGGCAATACTTACGCTGCGGTTACATAGTCGCCCTGCTAATACGCCTACGTTATTGGCGTGTAATTGCGGCACGGGTACGACTAAGTGCGCGGCAATATCGGCT